AACTTTAGTGGTTCCTGCTAGATTTACATCTGTTAACAAGTCATAAACAACAGCACCTGACCCCAGACCATCACCTGCAATTAATTTAACCTCTCCTGCAAGAATTGCTACGTTAGCTCCACTACCCTGCGTAAATGTAAGAGTTGCGGAGGTTGCGTTCTCCATAATATACATCTTAGATGAAGTATTTGGCAGAAGGCTTATAGTGCAAGCTTGCCCTCCTCCAGTAAGCTTTAGATACATATTTCTATCTGCATCTAAGGTTCCATCCTCCAGAGTGATATTATCAGTGGAAGCGTTTGCTATAGCTCTTGTTCCATAGCCAAAAGCCTGACCAATCATCTCAAGATTTGTATTGGTTTCTGATCCCCAAGTACCTGCGGAATCGCCTGTTGCAATTTCCTTAAGTCTTAGATTATTGACGTATGTTGCCATTTAAGCTACCTCTTCCCAGTTAGGGTTTTGACTATTGCTAATTATTGCGTAATTTGGAATTTGCCCTGTGTTGATTAAACTCCACACTCGAACTGATTGAATTGACGCTTGCGCTTCAAAACCTGTAACAGATACTACAGCTTGAGCATCAGGATCAACAACCCCTTGACTTACCGTAACACTAAAACCAGAAACCGATAAGTTGTTATTTGTTATTAATGTTTCATCGCCTAACCCAAGGGTAGACGCTACAGCAGACACGCCAACAACCGCAAATGCTTGGGCTGCTACAGACCCCAAGCTTGTTGTTGCTAGGTTGTTGGTTACAGGTACATCAGCATTTGCCTGTACGGTTTCGCTACCAAGGGCAGATGTTCCTGCAACCCCAGTGACGACAACAGGTATAGACTCACCCCATGTAAGCTGTCCCCATTCACCTCTGCCAAAACCATTTACAATAGCCATTAGTTACTAGGCTATTCTAATAATTGCATTTGACGCATCGGCTGTTGGGAACTGTATTGTAAAGTCTCCTGCTGTAGATGTTTTATCTCCGCCAAAAGCTAAGACGCAAACCGCCTTGTCGCTGTTAGTGTCGTTATAAATAAGGCAACCATTTGCTGTAACAGTAGCGTTGCTAAAGGTTAAGTCAGCAAAGTCAGTAAACGCTGTCGTTCCTGATGTTGTCGGATTTACATTAGTTAATGCTGCACCTGTAGCCGTATAGTTAGTACCACTTGCCTCATTTGAGCTAGAGTAAGCAGTTGTTGTTGCGCCCAAACTAGCGGAGCTTGTATACAAGGCTAACTTAAACGAATTACCACCTGATGCTAGGAAATTATGAGTCCCCTCCATCAGCTCTTTCTTAAACGAAGTACACATTGCTTGCGTAATTGACATTATAATCTCCTAATAATTTCTGCTAAATCTTTATGTTGGTTTTGTTCAAGTAGAGCGACAAGTGTTGTTCTGTCGCTTTTTATTGCTTGTTCCATATAGAACATTACAACCTTCTGCACTTGATCCTTAAACGCTTCTGCTTGATCTTTAATTGCAGGATGACAACTCCCACCTACAGAAACAATTCTACTTGTTGCCCTGTCAGCCCAATGACTCGCATCAAGACCTTTGTTTTCTGATGTAACAACGCTAACAACACCCGCTTGAGCCATTCCTACCTCAATCATACCTAATTTCTCCCTTGACGTACTGCGCCAGACCTATAGCTGTCTGTAGTTCCGTAACCTTCGCCCAGAGTCTTTAGTCTAGCAACCGCCTCAATGTACTGCGCTTGATAAAGTTGTAACAATTCAGCGTCACCCTTAAGGAATGTGTATGACTCAACTAGGCATCCATAAAGCAATGCATTCTCGGCATTATCGCCTAACCAAGTTCTTCCTGTAGAAGCTACAGTAATTGACTCAGGCCTATAAAAGTAATGCAACTCAACGACAAAAGATGAGCTTGGTGTTGGTGCTACTATAATTGCACTTTCGTTAAAGACAGCATAATACTTAGGAACGCCTGTGACTGTTGCTACAGGGTAAGCTTCCCTAATAAAGTTAACGTCTTTGTTTAATAGATATTCATACCCACTGTTATTAACAGCTAAAGAATAAAGCCCTAAATAATCACTTGGAGTAGAGAGATATTGGTTATTAGCAGTTAAAGAGCCTGTTACATTCTTTCTAAAATCAGGAAGCTGAACCTCTTTAAGAATTCTCTCTTCAGCCTGCGTAATAATATTAGGAAGATTATCTACAAAAGTAGTCTCTGTAGTTTCTAAATAGTCTTGTATTGTATTCTTTAGCGTAGTGTATGTGAATGCCATTAGCTTATTACCACCTTAACTTCTCCTGCGTTGCATTCTATATCTAGCCCAACTGTACGGCTTCCTAGCTTAGTAACACCGCCACCAACAGGGTTAAACGCAAATAACTTTCTGCTTTCATCCAAGGCTCTGTCTGGCCGTGGATTTCTTAACGCCTCATTGTCTGTAAAAGCAATTCTTCCAAGCTGTAGTTGAGGCTGATCAACGTCTACAACATCTCGACCAACCAGTAATCCAGTTGGTCTTTGGTTTTCAATCTGAGGCACTAGGTCTGTTAGCTTGTAACGAAACCCAGTCCTATCGCAAAAGCCAAAAGCTTTCTTGCCTCTGGATGCTGTCAAAGGGTGTATCCTCCGGGAGTTACACGCAATGATGCCTTCTCTCTATCTGCGTCTGCGGCAAGGTTCCACTGCTCCTCATACTCTATCTTAAGCAAAGGAGCCTTTGCGTTAGACTCTGTGTACTTAACACTGAGTTGGTAAGCAAGACCTGCAACCAAACACGGAAGAAACCGCATAGGGACATCCATATTATTTGATGCAGGTGATCCCGTGTCTTCTACTCTTTCTAGATAATAAAAAACAAGAGTGTATGTATTTCTGCTGTCAGGCACAGGCCATAGGTTAACAGTAACTCCGCTAGGACTTTTTTCAAGGAAATACTGCAAAGGCTTTCCTTCTGTTAACTTGTTAGCAAGATGAGCGTACTGGCTTACAGATATACTGGTCAATGTTTGATCAAACTGGTTACTAGAGTTTCCAGAATTTGTTCTTACAAAAGCCTCAATGATGTCAAAAACTTCGCTATTTAAAGGATATGATCCATCGCTTGCAGTTAATGCTTGCGTTCCTTCCCTTACAGTCCAAAGGTTTAGCCCTCTGTTCTGCCATTCAAGCATAAGAAGATTGATGCTTCTTCTAGCGGTTCTATAGTCATAACCACTACGCAATTCTAGGCCTGCTCTTTCAAATGCCTCTTCAATGGCATCGCCAAGGTCTAGATTGAAGTTGTATGTTCCGCTAGTTGCCATCTTTATTTCCTTTTGGATTTAGCCCCAGAACACTTCCATCTTTTTCTAGATAGGTTATTGGGCGTATTAGGGTCATTTTGTTTTTCCTTAGAAAGCCCTTTCTTTATGCCAAGGCTCCTAGCGCAGTAGCTGTCTCCCTTGGAGGTTCCTGCCCGAACTCTTGGCCCACCGCCTTTAGCTTTGCCTGCTTGACCATAGCTAACCTTCTTTCCTGATGAGGTTATTTTAACCTTTGCTTTGCCTTTTGCAGGCTTTCCTGTAGGCATTATCTATAACTCTTTGTTTTTTTCGCAATTTTTTTAGGCTGAGAACTGTGCTGTTTCCCTTTTTTTGTGTCTTTTTTCTTCTTTCTGCTTGTTGCAGCGTATTCCTTGCTAGATAAACTCTTAATTGCTTTCTCAGGCAAATATCTTTCACCAGTTGCTTTTTTGCCCTGCGTACTAGGCTTTCCGCTCTTGGTTTTCCATTTTTGCTTTGTCCACTTCTTAAGGGACTTTTGAGATTCAGCTAAAGCCATCTACTTAAACGCTTTCGGCTTGGCTTTTATCTTAGCTTTCGCCTTAGCTGACAAGTCTTTTAGGTGAAATAATTTTACACTCGTCTTGGTGTGTGACTTGTTAGTGTGTAAAGTCCCATCAGACATCTTATGGCTAGAGCCTTTATGCTCTGTACCATCTTTTTTGTAATGTTTAACGCCTTTCATTTGTATCCTCCACCTGAAGCTTTGTATGCTTTAGCGAGCATCTGAGCCTTTCTTGCAGACCACTGACCTGCCTTACCGCCTTTAGACCCCGCTTTAATTCTAGAAAACTGACGCTTACGCATAGTAGGCTTTGTATAGTTTCCCGCTTCGTTTACCGTTGACTTTGGTTTTGATTTAGCTTTTTTTTCTGCCATTTCTAGACCTATTTACTTTTTTAGAAGTAACTCTTAAGTTGCTTGGCGAGTTGTTGCTTGTATTTCTATCTTTATGATCGACATCTTTATTGTCGCCTTTTTTAACAAGGCCTCTCTTTTCCATTAACTTTCTGGCTTTATTACGCTCTGCCCTGCGTTTCTTCTCTTCAGGTCTGGAGTGAAAGTTCTCATACTCTTTCTTGTAATTTCTAGCCATAAGATTTAATTACTTTCATAATGATACTATAAGTGTCACCGCTAGAGTGTCCTACGGTTGTTAGCATGATATCACCAGTTACTCCGCTACCTGCATTGTTAGGTATTCCAGAAAATCCAGAAAAATCTAACTGATCAGAGTAGTCAGCGATGAGATGCCACGCTAATACGTCTGTAGAGGCATCAAACAAGACTTTTACGCTCATGCCTACAGTGCTGTACCAAATATTGC